CTTGTAGATAACCATAAACCTGAAATCAAAAATATATTTCCTGCACCATTTCTATCGCTACCGCTAAATCCTCTAGCGGTTTTATATTTAGAAGTGTCAGCATAATCTATAATATCTAAAATGGATACTGCGTTCATATTGGCATAGGTTGCATCAGTTGATAAGTTTGAACCTCTAAACTTAAAAAATGCGTTCGTACCAGTTGCTTCACCTTGCGCAGTTGCACTTGCGCCATTTCCTTGTAAATTATGTTGTGTATAATTGTTGCCAGTATCAGAATTAAATCTAACTCTTGTTGGTAATTCAAATGTGCCAGCATAGGTATCTTTAGCAATACCTCTTATTTGTAAATGTTTATAGGTAGCAGGTATTGAACTAAAAGTAATCACACCACTTGAACCCGTGCCAGTAGCACTAGCAATAGATTCATATGAACTGGTAGAAGCCGCCGCACCACCACTACTAGCAATAATCCCTAAAATTGTGCTTGACATATTAGGCTATTCGGCCAACCACATACCAACTATTATCTGCAACTTCAATTAAACTAGCCGCACCAAATGTTTGAGTTATTACCGGATTAGTTGAAATCGCACCGGCTGAAGCAATTGTAACGCCCGCACCCTGGGTTATAGATACTGTGCCGGCTGATCCAATTTTAATAACATTGATAACTGATCCAGTAGTAAAGGCAACTGAACTAGACGGTGGGATCGTAATCGTAGTAGTACCTGTATTGGAATAAGTAATAAGTTTGTTATCTGCATCAGTTAAAACTAATGTGTCTGATGTGGCTGTAACCGCACGCATTGTTACATTGGCTATGCTGTTCATCTGAGCCGCCGTTAATACCTGACCAACTGAAAATGTTGCCATTTACCTATACTCCCTAATAAGCCAGTGAATCTTCATCTAAAATTCCATCAACGGTAGAGTTTAGCAATAAACCTGATGCAAAGGGTTGAGCGCAAGTAAAAGTTACAAGAAAAGATTTAGGGGTTATTTGATAGGTAAGGCCGGCAATAACGCTGTCAGTTACCACATTGCCAGCCGGTAGGGTTTGTGTAACTTGGATTGGGTAAAACATGTCTAGGTTTAAAGCGGCCACAACCCGGCTAGGATCATCCTCGCCAAAGGCATCAACGGTTAATGAATTAAGTTGTATATCAACGCCCTGTTCTTTTCTTGAAGCAATTATCATTTGTGCTTGATTTAAAGCATCTGTGGTTGTTTGCATAATTCCGCTTCTCACGCGGCTATGCTGAAAATAATCATCAATGCTTGCTGTGTCGCTTGCGGTTTGCCCGGCTAAACCTGTTGGCGTTACCGTTACTTTATTGATCATTTGATAATCTGAAATATCAAATTCAACGGCTTGGTAAGTAATATCGCCTGATCCCGGTACATCACTAAATACAGTTGATGTGCCACCTGATGCTGTAATAATGTCTGTGCGTGACATAAATTTTGCATATCCGCGCTCATCCATATAAAAAGCACCCAGGTCTGTAGCCTCTACAACCTGGCAGGCAGATAATAGTGATCGTGATGTGCCATCATCTGCCTGTACAGTTGTGGTTGCGGTTGTAGAAATATCACGCATACCACCTGGCCAATCTCCGGCATCCAATAAACTTGTAATTCTTTGTGCGGTTGTTTGTCCGGCTGTACCACCTGCAACTGTTGTCAAAGTTGTTAAATTTAATAATTGGAATCCATCAACACAATTCAAAGTTACATAAGCCGGATCAAATCCAGTAGGACTTTGGTAATTCCATTCTTGAATATAAAACGAACCTAAATTATATGATGTGCCTAAATATTCTGCCGTAAAGCGAATTTTACGCATAGGTTTAATTTTACCGTACAAACTAGATGATGTATTGGCAGGGTTGTATTCACCTGTTTCATCTACAAACACAATTCTTGCTGTGCCGCCCGTAAAAGCATCTGATGATCTATTAAATGCACGGCGGATATAACATTGAGTTACAAGATTTGTAATATCTACAACATCTGCCGCCGCCGTACCTAATACTGAAAAATCCAATGGTGTAGCCGGGTCATCTAAAACTAAAGCGGGATCAAAACTTGCACCACCGCTAAAATCAATTTCTGCCTTAAATATTGCCGCCGGCATTATCTACCCAAATTGCTTAACTGTGTTACCGCGCCTGCGCGATTTAAATTGTACAAAGCATCTTGAATTACTGATTGCAACTCACCTTCTGAAATAACCGATCCAGCCACATTAACATTTACGGTTGTGCCAAAACCGCCCATACGATCTAACGGCACAACCGCTTCTGCCCCTGCCTCACCAATCATTGCAATAGTTGGTTGATTAACAATGCCACCATCTGCAAGTTGTGGTAAATTGCCAAAATTCATATAAGACATTTGTGTTGGCACTACACCTTGACCGTATGCAGGTTTGCCAGTGCCAATAGGAACTGTGTAGTCAATATTGCCCAATATTTTTGGGGCAGTGCCGGATGCGCCACCTAACTGTATTGATGCAATCTGTTGCAATAATGCCAACATCTTGCGTAATTCTTCATTAGCAATAAACAGTTTTTGTAAATACAATACAACTTCAGTTGTGCTAATACCCCATTCTTTTGCCAACATCTCTATTTCTTCAGTTGATATTACGCCATCCTCAATAACCTTTAACACATCAGCATATCTTTGGGCTTCATCAACTGCGGCTTTTGTGCCATCTTGTAATTTTTGTAATATCTTTACGCGCAATTCATCTTCAGTAGATAATTTACGGCTCAACGCGACCTGTAAATTGATGCGATCTAAATCAAACATGGCTGACAATTCAGACTTCTTTTTTTCTAACGCTTGTTGTGCTGTTTTTTCTTTGGTAGTTAATTTTTCAGTTGCCAAAATCTTCTTTTGAATATCTGCAATTATCTGATCAAAAGTTAATATTTTTTTGGTTGCTTTGAAACGATCTTCGCGTGCATTAGCAGTTTGCTTTTCCGTGCTTAATGCTTTCATGCCCATTCTTTCAAAATCTTTTAATTGCGTAGTTTCGCCAACAAAACCTTGCAAAACCGCTTCTAGTCCACTAAAAAAAACACCCAATCCTTCTTTTTTGGTTGCCGCCGCAATGCCTACAAAGATATTGCTAAATTGTTTAGCCGCAACTTCCAAATCTGTACCTAAATTTTTTATCAAAGGTTGTCCACCCGAAATAATGGCATAGGCGTTTAAGAATCCCGTGCCTAAAGTTTCGGTGGCTTCACCTGCACTAATCCTAAATGCCTTCATTTGACCATCAAGTGTTAATGTTGATTGTTCTGCCGCGCCTTCATATTTTTGCAATAACTGTATTGTCTTGGCAAAACCCAATGTTTTGGCTTCTGCGGCTGTAATGCCAATGCCAAGTGTGCCAATAGATTTGTAGTTTCCTATTGCCGCTTTGGTGATTGCATCCAAAACTGTACTTAAATCTTTACCTGTACCTGCACTGGCATCTAAAGCCAGTTTTAATAATTCCTGGGATGATTGAACATCACCGGTTTGTGCAACCAATTGTTGAAACGCCGGTACAAGTTGATCTTCTGTAACATTGGTAGTAGTCTGCAATGATTGTATAAATGAAGTTATCTCAGATGCTAATGCACCTTGTCCAATGCTAGATAAGGTTAATTGTAAAGATTTATCTAAACGCTCTTGCGCCAAAGCCGCCGATATTGATCTTTTAGTAAAGATGGCTAATCCAGCCGCCGCCGCTACACCACCGGCTTTAGCAAAAGCGCGCAATCTAAATGATCCGGTTGCAACTACTTTGTCAAAACCTTTTAATTCTTTTGTGGCGCGCTCTAATCCTTTTTTGTCAAACTTTGTAAGGAAGTTAATTGCTACATACTGACTTAATGCCATTTTAACCCCTAAAGTTTTCGCCTAGATATTTTTTTAGCACACCGTATAGATTATCATTTACTTGGCCACCTAACTGTTGTGATGCCCTGTAAATCAATCTTTTTTCATTGTAACCTGCCGCGTTTGCCGTACCTTGCAATTTAGCAATAAATGATTCACTAGCGTTTCTATTTCGGCTAACACGCCTAGTTCTACTTCTTGATTTAGAAGTACCAAAACCTGCCAATTCATAAATTATACCTGGCACTGATTTATTAACTATGGCCAAAGCCGTAACTGAAAATGTTGTGCCTTTAACTCTTTGTACCTTTGTTTTAGCCGAACTAACTCTAATGCCGCGTATAACTTCAGTTTGTGACCATTTCCACCGGCTTCTTTTGTTTTCGCCAATAGTCCTACCCCTATGGGCTTGGTCATTAGCCCATCCCCATTGTGCCGGATAATTTGGTTCAACATCACGCCAACCCGGAAACGGTGAATGTGGTACAAAACTTTGTGCTAGTTTTGCAACAGGCTTTACAGATTTAGTTAATTCACGCCTAAATTCTTTATGTAATTCAGGTTCAAATTTTTTCATTGTAGCCAATAGTTGATCTAAGTTTTCCACATAGATGGAAGTTAGTGACCTATTCGGTGCTATTGGCATTATTTCCGCCTTACTGTTGCCTTCTTATTGTTGTATGAGCGTTCTTGTAAGATGGCTTTAATTGCTGAATAAATCGCTGGATCAACTTCTAATAAATCTTTAGGGCTGATACCGGTTGCTACCGACACGGTAGCGACTTCATAAATTGAGCCGTGTCGGTCTATCCATTTTTTGGATCATAAACCAAATCAACATCTAAAAATTGATTTATGTAATCATCACCAAATGCAAGATCGGTTTTGCCGGCATCTTTTTCTAAACGCCAAGCAAACCACCATAAATCCGATTCCATTTGTAAATCACTTAATCTCTTACGCCATCCGGTTTTAAATTCGGCTTCAAAAGCCACTTTTACTGACGGCGTAAGATCATAACTAATTTTCTTACCATCTTTTTTAACAATTTCAATCTTGTGCATTGACCCACCCTTTTCCTATTACGCGCTAGTTGATTTTGTTAAGGCTGTTACTGGAAGTGAAACGCTTACACTTGCTACTGAATCAATTGCACCATTGACGGGTGTCCATGATGAAATTAAGCATGACATTGTGTAACTTGGATTGGTAGCGGTTACCGTTCCTGAAACTGGTATCAATTTGATGTTTAGTTTAGTACCTAACGCATCTTCAAATAGTGAGTTCACAGATGAAGCGGCGAAGTCATTGTAAAGTTCCAACGCCAGTGTAGGTCTTTCAACGCCACCTATCATGTTTTGTACCGTATCGGTCATTGCGGTAATTTCTACCTGATCAATTTCGCGTGTAAGGCTTACAGTGCTGACATGATCAGTAATGGTAGTTGTACCTACAATCACGGCAACTTTGTTACCCATAAATATGGCCATATTTTTCCTCTCTTACTAACCTATCAATTCAACTGAATATTGATAACTTAGGTAATCAATATTAGCGGAAGTTATTGTGCCAGGGCTTGCAGACACAACCCTGAGTGTTTGTACAGCACCGCTTAAAGTTTTATCAGCCTCAATTGCGGTTTTAATTGAAGTTGAACCGGATGAAGCAAGTAGCCCATCCAATCTTTCTTGTCCACTGCGTTCGCTCATTCTGCCTACTACAACAATTATTTGACATGTGGCTGAATCAAATCCCCGGTTTAATGTAAAATCATAATTCATGTTTAATTGGCCAACAATGGCAAAAGCATTGTTTGTGGGTATGTTTGTTGAATCAGGTACATAATCAAATACGCGCAAACCACTAATGCTTTGTAAGGCAGTTTTTAAATTATCTCTTACTGTGCTTGGTGTCATGCCACTACTTCTTTTTTATATGCCCTGACCATTGCAGTCACATCTCTACCCAAAGGTGACATTCTGACAACACCTAAATCACCTAAACCTAAAATTCCACCCGGTGCATCTTTACGCTTGTATAAATCAGCAGTGAGAATCAAACAGGCCATGTTTATATCATTTGGCACTGATGGCCAACCCCATTTGGCAGTTACTTGTACGCCTGGCCGTAATCCATTTTGTGTCAAACCTGGAAATATTGGCCATGTTTCAGTATTGCTTACCATTGTTAATTGTGTATATGGTCTATTTAAAGATGGCGAGGTTAAAGGGTCTAAAATATAATCTGTATTTAAAGTCAAAGTTTTGGCGTATGTACCGTTGCCATTTGAATCGGTTTTGACAACTAAATCAGTTGTACTACCAATATCATCTACATAGACAAAAATATCCGAATAAGCACGGTAAAGCCGTGCGGATGCTGTCGCATCTAAATAAAATCTTCTATTAGCAATCCGATCAATTGATCTTGATGCTGATTCAATCAAATCTTCTAACAAATCATTATCAGTGTTATCTGATATTGACATGTAATTTTTGATCTCAGTTAATGTTGCATATCCATTTGTTATAGCCATGATCGGTATCCAAATCCTGTACTGCCCTGGGTCATTAGACAAACTCCATTCTTTAAATACCGATCATAGTTAGAATCCAGGCCACTGGAAGGGTAGCGGCCTGGAAACTTATTGGTTTAGAAACTTGGTGTTGCTAAACCTGTACCGTTAATTTGTGCAACAGCCTTTGGATAACGCTCTGCGGTAAATGCTGACATACCAAATAGAACGATATTGATTGCAACCTTGCCATTTGGTTCTTCAAATGTGACATAGGTTGGTGCGGCTGCTTCTTCCCATAGATGGGTTTCATTCAAATCAACTACAAAGATTGTATCTTGATTTGTACTTGCACCCTTATCGGTTGCAATGTTCGCATCTACAATAATTGGCAATCCTAGAATTGAATAACCTGAGTTACCGTAAGTAGGTGTGCCATTACCTGTACCCATTGCGTTCATTGGATTGTATGCCTGTGGCACGATCAATGGTCGGTTAGAACTATCTACTCCGGCCAATAGGAATCCAAGACGGCGTGGGTGCATGATTACTGCATTTGGATTTACATAGATATTGCTCTGAATCTGTTGAATTGCATCAGCAATCTTTGGATACAAACCTGCAACTGTACCGGTTGTAGCGGTATAAGTTACTAGAACTCCAGTTGTCATGTTTACAAGTCCTAATGGTTGTCCATTTGAACCTGATCCATTTAGAAGTGAGTTATCTAATTTAGTGTGATAATCGCGAATCAAATCACCTAAAACAATTCCCTCAATGTTGTATCCGCGTAGTAATGCTTGCTTAGATACTGATTGTTGGCCTGCAATTGTATTTACATTTACAGTTAGGGTGTTATCTGCAATATCTTGTGATACTGCGGCTGTGTTTTGTGATGTTTGATATGCAGTGGTAGTACCAGTATTAATCTTAGAGATAACTACTGACATACCCTGTGTTGGTAATTGATGCTTGCGTGCGGCATCTGCAAAAGGTCGGCCTGCGCGTGCCAATGGTGCATACAGATCAACTAGGTACTGTGGCACTACTAAGCCTGCAAAATTGGATGTACCAACTGCACGCTTTTCAATTGCCATTTCCTGTTGGTGGCGTGCAATACGCGCACTAGCATCACCATCAGTTTTAAATTGTGCCTTTAGTGCATCAGTTAGAAAATCATTTTTTGATCTCTCTGAATAGGTAAGTTCTTCGCTGGTAACTACAAAGCCACCGGCGCGTGCTTCCTTCTTTGGCTCAATGTTTGCATCAACTTTAGCGGCTAGATCAGCGGCTTTTTGATTGCGAATTTCAATATCAGACATCTGCTCAATTCTTTCATCCAACTTTTTGATTTCCAAGTTAAGGGCTTCTACATTAGCCAACTCAACTTCTGATAGATCGCGTGCTTCTTCAGCGGCGCGGTCTAAAGTTGCCTGAATTAGAGATGTCTTTGATTCGCGCTTCTCGCGTAGAGAAGTTAGAAAAGTGTTAGACATTTATTTTCTCCT